AACAGTAACTTCAGAGATAATTCATATCTATCAGGATGATGACAGTATTGACAAGTATGAACGAAGGGAATTGGTAATAGAAAACGATTTTATTGATAGCGATGAGTTTGCCAGATATTTGGCCACGGCGATTGTAACCAAATACAAAGATCCTTTAAAGAGAGTCAGAGTTTTAGTCAGGGGTATTCCCCAAATTCAGTTGAAAGACAAGGTGAGTTGTTATGATCCCGACACCGCCACCTATTCAGATTATCGGGTAACTAAAATTCAGGGGGTGCTTTCACCGGGCGAAATGATCCAATGGTTGACATTAAGGGAAATTAGTAGCTATGAAGCCGACTCTTGGGCGCTTGTCGGCACGGCTACAGTTGATAATGATAATGAGTTTGTAGGAATTTAACATGGGAAACTTTACCAGAGAAATCGTTAGAAAAGATACTAAACAAAGAATAGTCGGAGACAAGGCCTATATCGGTGATCAAGAAATCATCGGTAAATTATCGGTTTATGACGATAACGAAAATTTGGTTTTCTTTGTTGATCCCGATACTGGCCTAGTTAAATACTATGACACAAGTGGTAACTTGATTTTTGTCTTTGACACCTCGACGGGCCAAGTTATTTACTATAACACGGCTGGAAGCGAGATATATAAGTTTGATCCCACCACTGGCGATCTAACAATCAACGGAGATAAGGTCAATACTAATGCCGAGATTTTTTCCCACGTTTCGGTAGAACACTTTTGGACTGGATCGGGAACATATATTGATCGAACTGGAGCGTTCTTTGCTCTTAATGGTGATAATTTTAATAACCAAGAGGTTTATTTTGAAGGAGTGATGGCGGTTGAACAAGCAGGCAGAACGGCGTACCAAAGAATTTATAATGTGACTGATGGAGCAGTTTTGACCGGCTCTGAAATTACCAGCACGACAGTGGGTATTTCAAGTCCTGAAAGAGTCAGGAGTGGAAACCTCGCCGGCAATTTGCCAAGTGGAGAAAAAGTTTATAAACTACAAATTAAACAGAGTCCGGCTGGAAATGGCGGTGACAACGCCCATTTTTATGCCGCTCGCTTAGTCCATGTCCAAGAATAAACTTATCATTGGTAGATATTTCGATTTAGAAGTTGATTTAGACAATCAAGAGTTAATAATCCTTGGAAGAGGAGATAGTTCGTTATATATTAGAGTGCCGATTTCTTATATGGGTGGTTTTGCTAAAGTGAAAACCAAAGCGGAACGCCCGGAATTGGTTGACATTATAAAACGGAAGGTGATAAAGTAATTTAATGCCAATTTCTATTAAAAACAATCCCAGAGTTTCACAAGACCAGCTCTCAAAAATGATAAAAGGGGGCAAAAAAATTGATGCTATCTACTCGTTTTTTCCAATTGATAAGCATGACTGTGAATGCCGTGGGGAAGTTAATCATGTCAAAACTCTTCTTTCGGGAATGAATGAAAAGCAACGCCATGATTACAAAAGAAAAATTGGCCATATTGTTTGCCCAAAATCAAAAAAAGCAGGTTTTAAACGCTATCAAATTGTTTGTGCTAACTGCGGTGAAACTGTTGCTTTTGTCTCTGCTAAAGATGCCCTCTTGACAGAGTGGTGTGATTTACATTACTATAATTATGCCAAGAGAATAACTCTTTTAAGAAAAGTAAAAGAGCCGGATATTTATCAACGAGGACCTAAAAAGGGCGAGCAAAAACTTGATAAAAACAAGAGGCCGGTTTTTAAAATAAAAGAGGAGAGAATACCAACTGGTCGGTGGTTTGGGTGCGCAACAGTTAACCTTTCACCCATCGACCAAAAGCTCGGTTTTGAATGTTTTTGCGGAAACGACACTAGAGATTTTAGAAGTTCGGCTACCCTTCCTCCCAATGAAATTCACGCCCGGTTAAGAAAGCGTGAATTTGGCAAGGCCTATTCAGGGTATCTTGTCAGGGAGGTTAGGAAATAATGGGATTTACAACCGCTTACACTTCAGTAACTTGGACAACAGGTGATACTCTCACCGAGGCGAAGCTTGATAATATGGTCGCCAATGACCAAGCTTACGACTCCCATGCCACTCAAGGTTTAGAACTTGACGAGATGTCTAAACCCTCTACTCCCACGAACGCCGTCAGACTTTATGCGAAAGATGATAGTGGGACATCGAAATTTTATGTTCTTCAAGATGACGGAACAGAAATAGAAGTTGGGGCTGGAGCTTCTTGGACTGCTTGGGCGACTTGGTCACCAAGCTATTCGGCCAGTGGGAGTATGACTTTCACTAGCGTTACCACCCATATTGCTAGATATTGCCAGATAGAAAAGATTGTTTACTTCCAAATTCGTGCCATAGGGACAACGGGCGGGACGGCTTCTAACTCACTATTCTTTAGTTTGCCATCAACTCCCGCTATTACCACAGATTATAGTTGGGGTGGAGGTTGTATTGCTTGGGATACGGGTGGAAACATTCAGCCGGGCTGGTGGTGCTGGGATTATGCAACCTCAAAAGCAGAAGTTCATGTAGGTGCCACTAACTGGAGTTTGGGAGCAAACACTGGCTTTATTGTTCAGGGATTTTATGAGGTGAGCTAGAATGGAGAACCACTATTGGGAACTAATCCAGCAAAACGCCAACCATATTGCTACTATCAATGATGAACTTGGCCAGATTGTTGAAAGGTTGGCCAAGCTCGAAACTCAACTTCAACTTGGGGTGGGGATTTTAGTTGCTTTGGCGGCTAAAGCCTTGTGGGATATTTTTAATTCCTATAAAAACAATCGCAAATGAAGGGCGAAAAAGCATCAGTCATGGTTTCCAAGAAGGAGCTTGAAAAAATGAAAAAGCTCCGGAAAAAAAATGGCAAGAACCGATCTAACAATTAACGATTTGGACGATAAGTTTATTGATTATCGTGAACAAATCTGGGGGGATAGTTTTGGCTGGATGTGGGAAAGAAGGGCTGACCAAATCAAGTATTTGGTAATTCATCATTCTGTCACCGCTCATGAAGCCAGTCCAGATGACATTGCTAAATTACACAAAAACAGGGGTTGGGGCGGGATTGGTTATCACTTTGTAGTTACTAAAGATGGTAAGGCTTGGTATGTTGGTGACGTTTCGACAGCTAGGGCCAATGTTGCCGACATGAATGAGAAAGTAATTGGGATTTGCCTTGTTGGTGATTTTACTAAGCATTTGCCTAGTGACGAACAAATCGTTTCGGCCCACAAATTATGTAAATTTTTTATTGAACAGCCCCAATGGCCCTTGCTGAATGACTGGAAAGAAAACGTTGTTGGTCATAAGGAATTGAGTAAAACGGCCTGCCCGGGAACTTCGTGGGATAAGTCACAAGAGTCTGATATGTGGTGGAGAATTAAATCTGGTACGCCATACACTCCGCCAGTAGAGGAAAATGTTGAAGAAGCCGGAAACGAAGAAGCAATTGATACTTATCAGGAGTTGTTTGAGGATATTAACGCCAAATTAAAATTGCCAGCGGGGAATAAAGATGTTGCGGTAATAAGAAAAAGGTGTGTTGAATTAGTGACCACCGCCCAAAACTACAAGGCCTTAAAAGAAAAACACGAAAAATTTGTGAAAGACGTTGCGGAAGGACTAGGGATAGCTGAAGCCTCTGAAGAAGCCGTTAGAACGGCTCTAAAAGCCTCAGCAACGTTAAATAATGCTGATTTAGGCGCTTGGCAACATATTTTTAAAGGCTTGTTGAAACTATTTAAATGGTTTCTTCATAGAAGAAGGGGGTGATGATGATGAAGAAAATATATGAATTGTGGGAAAATTTGCCAGACTTTGTTAAGGTAGCCGCTTGGATCGGTTTTTCTGCTTCGGTGACAGCAGTTGGTTCTTATTTACTAGAGAGGCCGGAGTTTTTCCAATATTATGGATTGGTGAACTTTGTTCTCTACGCAATCAAGGAAATTGACAAAAAATATCGGAGGAAAAAATAAGTGTTTGATTTTCTCTTGGTTAGCCTGTGTAGTTTTTTACTCGGCCTCTGGATGGGGCTTTTAATTGATGGAGATTTTAAATGAAAGAACGAGAACCGGGGCAAATTCCTCATCAGGAGTTTCATATTGAAGAAATTAACGAACAGAGGGTTTTAAAAGAAGAACTCTTTGAAATTCTGTTTGGTTATCCGCTTCGGCTAAGTGAACAAATCGTAGAGAAAAACTTGTTTAACGACAAACTCAATCAGGAGATAAGAGAGTTCCACCAACGGAGAATAGATTTTATTGATGAAATTTTAGAAAGGAAAGAGTGAATAAAGAAAGAGAAGATAGAACCCATTGGATACCAGAAGACTGGCTGGACTCAATGGGTCTTAATGAAGAAGATATTGGGGACTCCAGAAGCAACTGGAAGCATTTTACCCCAGAGTTTGTTGGCACAAAAACCCAAACCTTAAACCTCAACGCCCTTTACTCTGAGATGGGGGCGGCCCAAAGGAGATTTACAGAAGCAAGGATAAGCCAACCCGAAGGGCTGGTTAGACTAGACACGGAATACCCTGTGTCTATTTTTTTTATCGGGGATGTTCATTTTGGCTCAATCTATACTGACCACCGCCGGTTTCTAAAGGAAATCCAACAAATTGCTGATACTCCCAACGCTTATATTGCCTTTATGAGCAACTTAATTGACAATGCTATCCCCTCTCAATATCCCTCTAATATGTTAGCTAATTCCATTCCGCCCGACAAACAGGTGGTGGCGATGAGAAGAATTGTTCAGGAGTTGGACGAACAGGGCAAGGTTTTGGCGGCGGTTACTTCTGACTGCCATGAGGGTTGGACTTGGAAGCACGCTGGTCAAGATATCAACGCTTTGATCTTCGGCTTTGAGGGGAGGAGCTTTCCAGTTTTAGAAAACGGGGGAAGATTGGTAGTCAGAATGGGAAGGGCTAAATATACCATTGGCCTTTACCACAAAATCGGGCCATTCCGATCTAACTTTAACTACACTCATGGGTTAAAGCAAATGAACCGGCTTAAACAAAACATGGAGTGTGATGTGGTAGCCGGAGCGCATTACCATTGTGGTTCAACCGAGGAAGTCTTTGAAGGGACGGGCAAACATTTAAGGTTAAATGTTTATGTCCAATCGGGAACTTATAAAGGAATTGGCCAAATTCACGACCAATGGGTACAGGCAAAATATGGCTCAACCGGCCAGCCCTCGGCCCAACAGGTGGAGCTATGGCCTAACAAGCGAAAACTATGTGGTCATACTGAGTTTGAGACGGGCTTGCTTGCTCATGAGGCATACCTAATTAGAGAGATGGTAAAATAAGTTGTTGACAATTTGAGTGAGGCGGTGGGCAGACAAAGACTTGATTTTGCAACAAAATCAGTGTCGAACCTAGTGTGTTTTAGCTTAGGGCACTAGGAGTAAGCCCGTTGCACGCCTCTCTCAAGCTGTTGACAATTTGGGGGAGATAGTTGAGACCTTTATGGTCCATGCACTAAACACCGGCAACGGTTAGAAAGTGGAGACAACTATTTCCTCTAAGTTGCCAAAATAAAACCGCCCCAGTAAGAAGCAAACCAGAGCGGATTGTTTGATTATAACATTTCCACAAAAGAACGAGAATTTCCACAAGTTATTCACAATTTTGTCCACAAAATTGATATAGTTTGTTTCTAAATCACGCCAACTTATCCACAGGAAACCGCTGTTTTTAGGTAGGGTTATACCTAACTCCCTCTACTACTACTATTCTTTAACAATAAGAGATACGGAATATCCCCCCCCTTCGGGGGGGTTGTTAAGGGGGGGGATAATTAAAAAAAACGGCGAAAAAATTGGGACTTGACAAGAGATTGAAAATAGTTTAAATTATGGTAAAGAAAGATAAAAACTTGACAAGACTTGACAAATGTATTATAATAAGCTTAATTGATTATGAAACCTGAAATTGTAATTGCGATAACCATCTTCTTAGCGGTTTCACTCGAATGGATTTTAATTGCCATTGAGCGATACCGGGAAAAAAAGTATCACCGGGAATATATGAGAGATTGGCGCAAGAAACGCCGGATTAGGGAACTTCGACAACTCCGCCAAGAGCTTAAAAAATTTCGTGGTAAAACAATTAGGGTGAATGATTGGAGAGGGGGTGTTTATGAAATCAAAAGATAAGAAAAAACTTTATTGTGTTACGGCTAATGTTAAGGGTTGGTTTTTCATCAAAGCCAAGAGTAAAAAAGATGCTGAAGCAAGGTTTTATTGTATGATCACCAACGAGAAGTATCCTTCTCATAAAGACAAAAGAAGTCTTGGCCTTAAACATTTTACAATCGAAAAAGTAAATAAGAAACCTGTGATTATTGATGAAATCCCATTTTAGAGGGGAGGTGAATAAAATATGCCAGCGGCTAAAAATTTAACAGCGAAAAACATTACCAAAGAGGCAATGGTTAAAAAATCGGAAACAATTGCCCACTCTCCGGTAGTTCTCCCGGCGGCTTCACCTGAGGAGGCTAAAAAGGCGTGGGCTTCTTATGAAGCTCTAAAGCAGGCCGTCCTTGATGAAAAAAATGACGTTCAGGTCATTCAAGGCAAAAACTTTCTCAAGAAATCTTATTGGCGAAAGATTGCCACTTTTTTCAATTTGTCGGTTGAGGTAGTTGAGGAACGCCGGGAAGATATTGGCAAAAACGTTGTCTTTCATTTTGTTTGTAAGGCGATTGCGCCCAACGGCCGGTTTGCGATTGGTTCTGGCTCGGCTGATATTTTTGAGAAGGGATATCGGAACAGCTATCACAATGTTAGGGCTACCGCCGAAACTAGGGCTTTTAACCGGGCCGTTTCAAACTTGGTGGGCGGCGGCGAGGTTTCCGCTGAGGAAGTAGAGCAGGTTTCAGAACCCAATGCCAGCTCCAGCGATAAGGCTTATGCGTCTGAACCTCAAAAAAGAATGATCTTTGCTTTGAGCAAGGGCAAGGGAATTGCCCCTGAAAAGGCAAAAGAGGACGCTAAAAAGAAGTTTGGACTCAAGTCATTTAAAGATTTGACGAGAGCGCAAGCAAGAGAGCTTATTGAGGTTTTACAGTCTTGAGGTCTGCGTCCGGCCCGAGGCAGGCGGGCCGGGCAGAGGTCTTAAAAATGAAAGTGATTAAATGTGAGAATTGCCATAAAAAACTATCACCGGGGGTTGTTAGCTTTAGTTTAAGGCGTTTTGGGAGATATTTATGTATGAAGTGTCAACAAAAAGAAAGATTGCTTGATATGCCGCCTAAGATAGCCAAATTTATCAATGAAGAAGTGAGGAAGAAATATGGGCGACTATCATAAACGACCAACTCAAGAACAGCGCATTTTAAACCTTTTAAGAGAAAGGGGAAGCCGGGGCGCTTATGTTTATGAGTTTATGACTCCTCGGCCAAATGGACTCGGGATTGCTCAATATAATGCCCGTATCTATGGGTTAAGAGAAAAGGGATATGTAATTGAAAACAAAAAACCGGGCCATTTTGTTTTGGTTAAAGATGTTGAGTTTGATGAAAATGGGCAGGGAAAATTGGGACTTGACAAGGTTTTTAAAAAAGAATTAAGATAAAGACAAATGAAGATATATAAAGCAAAAGAAGTAGCCAAAATACTTGGACTAACCAGAGAAAAAGTCCAAGAGCTTTGCCGAAATGGCGATTTGAAAGCTTTTAGAACCAGCTCCAAAGAAAAAGCTCACTGGCGAATTACCGAGGCGGCTTTAATGGAGTTTATGTCGAATAAGTAAAATGAAAAAATGGACTGCCCTAAAAAAATTCAGGCTTGGCGACATCTTCAATCATCAACTTACGATGGACTTGGTAGCTCTTATCGGTTTAAGTATTTTGCTTTCTCTTTTGGTTATGTTGGGATTTTTAATGGGAGCAAGTTATGAAAAAAATCAAAACAGACAAATGCTCTCGCCAATTCCGGAATGTCCTTTGCCAACCCCAAGTCCGGCGAAACTTCGCCAAACACATCGTAGTGGCGAGGCGTCCTTCTATGATGAAACGTATTGTGAGCGATTCAACCCTAACTGTATTACTGCAAGTGGTGATCGTTTTGATGAAAATGCTTTTACTTGTGCTTGTGTTAATGATTACCCGCTTGGCACGCTTCTCGTGGTTAGCCATCAAAAGAAGTCTATCGTGGTTGAATGTAACGATCGTGGGTCGTTTAAGGAAAAGTATGGTCGAATGCTCGATTTATCGAAGGCGGCTTTTGAGGCGTTGGCGCCGATTTCTAAAGGTGTTATCGAAGTCAAGGTCGCTCCCGTTACCGTAAAGGAATAATATGAAGTTGGAAAAGATAATAGAAAAGGCTGAAAAATATAAGTACGAAGCTTGTCGTGATAAGTTCATGAGGAAACACTTTGGATTTGGTAATTATGATGTGATAACCCCCTTGATGTTAATCAAGGCCATTAAGAAAGTGGTTGATTTAAGTTTAGGGAGAAAAAATGTATAAAATTGGTATCGTTGGTTATGGTTATGTTGGTAAAGGAATGCACCGGTTATTCGGTGATTGGGTGCAGGCTATTTATGATCCTTATATAAATTTTTCGGCCAGTTCTCATAGTTTTGAATTTGACAATATGAGAATAGGGAAGGGATTAAATGACAAGGTGGCTTTTGAAGCTTGCGATTTAACCATTGTTTGTGTTCCCACTAACACCGCCAAAGATGGCTGGTCTTGTGATGCTTCGATTGTTGAGGAGTCGGTCAAGTGGTTGACTGAGGTTGACCCCAAGCTTTTGATTTTAGTTAAGTCCGCAGTCGTGCCTTCAAAGATAGAGGCAATCCAAAAAAAATACAAGGCAAGGATTGTCATTTCCCCGGAGTATCTTGGGGAGGGCAATTATTTTGTGCCCTTTTGGAAGTATCCAGATCCGAAGGAAGTTAAGATGCACTCGTTTCAGATATTTGGCGGTGAGAAAAGGGACACTTCAAAATGTGTTGACATTTTCGTTAAAAAGATGGGGCCTCACGTTAAATTTTACCAAACCGATTTAAAAACCGCCGCCCTTTGTAAATATATGGAGAACTCTTGGGGGGCGATGAAGGTTACTTTTGCCAACGAGTGGTATGACATCGCCAAGGCTCACGGCGTTGATTATAACGAGTTAAGGGAACTTTGGACGGCTGATAGCCGGGTGGAAAAGATGCATACGGCGGTATTTCCAAAATCAAGGGGGTATGGCGGCAAATGTTTCCCCAAGGACGTCCGGGCGATTATTGATGATACCGAGAAAAAAGGATATGAGGCGGAAATAATGAGGGCAGTTGATAGGGTTAATAGAAAATTTAAACGATAGAATGATACGATGAAATACGTTATCTCATCAACTAAATTTACCAGCAAGAAGAAGGTCATTAAGCAATTGGAAGAATGGTATGAGGACGAAACCCTTGATGATGGGGCGATGGTTTACGAGGTGAAGAGATCATATCGGCCGGTGGTGGTTAGAAAGATAAAATTGGAAGAAGTTAAATGAAAATACCCAGAACCATTAAAGAAGATTGGAAAATTCACTTTGGCTGGACAATCGCCTTCACCATGCTCTTTGCCTTTGGGATGCTTCTTTGGTCACATCAGACAATAAAACGCCTTAGAATTGAGCTGAGGGACTCACAGCAAACATTAAAGGAGTGTCAGCATACCAACGACATCTGGCGGAGTCAGGTAAAGAGTGGAAGCGTCAAGATTTACAAGGAAACTGAAGATGGTAAAGAAATTATTGAAAGGTGGGAGATGGAAAAATGAACCTAGAAGACCAAGTAATTAGTCTAAAACTAGCCAAGAAGCTAAAGAAGCTCGGAGTAAAGCAGGAGAGTTTATTTTATTGGTGCATTATTGATAATGGGGTTAATGGGGAACAAGACATTGTTCCTTTAACCGAAAAAGAAATGGATTATTATGACGACGTTCTTGGTAGCGTTGAATATACCGAAATTGCTTCCGCCTTTACTGTTGCTGAGTTGGGGGAGATGTTGCCTGAAGAGATTATTGTCACCAACAGATTTGATGATAAAGATATTTACTTTCTTGAATTTTGTAAATTTGAAGATAGATGGGATGTTTCCTATAAAAACGATATACTTAAAAAAGTAACTCAATGTTATGTAAATGGAAGAACCGAAGCCAACGCCAGAGCCCAAATGCTTGTTTGGTTAGTAGAAAATGGTTATTTAAAGTTAAAGGAGGAAAAATGAACCTATTCAACTATCTCATCACCACCATTTTAAAAATCCTCAACCAGACAATTTTAAAGGGCAAGATTTGGAAGAAAGGATTAGAGCCTAAATGAAAGAAATACTAAGAAACGACCATTGTGATGAATGTAAGAAACAAGGCAAGCGGTTGGATATGATTGGGCCTTCGGTGAGTGCGACTGTTGTTTATTGTAAAGAGGGCATGGCCTTCCATGATGAATGTGAGAAGTTTGAGCCAAAGAGGAGAAGAAAATGACTAAACAACATATCAAAAACAAGATTGCCTACCTTGAACGAATGCTAAGAAATAAACCAGAAGAACAATATTATATGGGTAATAGTGATTGTGCTGAAAGTGCGGTTGAGCAAGGAAATAGATACAACGAGCAACTGGCAGAAGAAATTGAGAAGGAAATAGCTTTACTAAAAATAGAGTTAAAGAGTCGATTTGATGACTAAACCAATGAAAGGGAAGAAAGAGAAGAAATTTACCATAAAGGAAGTTGAGAAAGCGATGATGGTAGTTTTACCAGCCTTTCCTAAGCGTAAGCTGTTACATAAAATTGACTTTGTGAGTCGTGTTTGGCAATTGACCAAAGCAAGATTAGAGGAAGAATTAAATGATCAATAACGAACCAAGGGGGGGGCGAGCCGAGGAATTTGATGAAAAGTTCTATTCAACAAGAAAATAGATAAGCTATTAAAATGAAGAAACTTGGTATAATCAAACGATTTGGAGTGTGTGTTTATTGTGGGCAGACGCATAGGCCACGGGGAATGATTGAGCCGCTTTATGAGGGATATTTTGGAAGAATTGTAATTGTTAAAGATGATGGCGACTCAAGAAAGGTATGGGTTAGGCTTTTAAGGCCTCTCCTTGCGCCAGATGGAAAAATCCAAATGTGCAGGGAATTTGTAATTTGCAGAAAACACATAGAGTTTTCTTTGTTAGTAATAATTAAAATGAAAATTAAGGAGTTAATGAAAAAAATAGATAACCTACTAAAATGAAAGAACGAAGCCTAGAACAAGCCTTCCAGCCAGTTGATATGACTGACAAGGATAAGAAGAAAACCGTTGGACAAATTATTTTAGAAACGGGCCATGGTTTTTATGACCCGCATGGAAAGAGATATGAGGAACATCGAAAACCGAAGAAGGGTGCTTGAGATTTACGGGAATGAGTGTGCCAACAAGGGCGACCCAAGGATCAAGCATACCTTCAAACGAAGGTTGACCTTTCATCATATTGTCTTTCAAAGCGAGGGTGGCACAGATGAGAAGTCAAACTTAATCCCGCTTTGCCGGAAGTGCCATGATTTTGTTCATGAACTAGCAGAGGGCCGGGAATATTACCTTGATAGTAGTGGCAAGAAGCGGAGGAGGTGATAAAATATGATGGAAGTAAGCTATGGGGGTGACTCAGACAGTCTAATGGTGGCCGATGGCAGTAATAGTTATAGCTTTAGCTACGACTACTGGCATAATTGTCCAGAAATAGTGAAGGAGTATCATTACTGGGGTTATCCGACACACACAGCCCTTACTCAATACGAAGACAAATACAAGAAGGCCTTTAATATTGCCAAACTATTGCTGAAGGAGAAGCTACTTGTTTCAAGGAGGTTGGGGGACTTTATTAAATTAGTAGATAAAATAGCAAAGGAGCTTTAGGGGATTTTATGCGCGTGTTAGGGGGTGATAGAACATGAAGATATTAGGAATTTACAGCATTATTGTTTTAATTATTACTTTGCTAATGTGTCTTGAAGATATGCTGTTGGGAATTGATGTGGCTGAAAATCTTTGGGGGATAGCGCTCTTTGTGCCGGTGTTGTTTTATGTCATTAAAACCCTTCAAGATCAATCGAAAAACTGAGTGGTATCGCTGTGGGGGGTGCGGGAGAATTATTAAAATTAGCGAAGAACATAGTAATGTTGGCTTTGAGGTGAGGGGAGATTTTGAAAGTTATTGGTGTGAAAAATGTCGGGAGAAACAAAAATGAAAGTAATTACATCTTGGGACGATGGGGCTAGAGAAGATGAAAAGCTGGTAGAGCTTTTATTAGCATACGAGCTTCCGGCCATTTTCTTTATCCCAATTGTTAGTTGGGGCTTTCATAACACTCATATTTATAATGGATTTGAGTTTGGCGGCCACACCTATTCACACCCAGCTGATTTGAAAGAGTGTGATGATGAGAGGCTTAATACTGAAATTGATCTTGCCAAAAAGAGGCTAGAAGAAAAAGTTGGAAAAAAAACAGAGTGGTTTTGCTATCCCAGAGGAAGGTACGATCACCGGGTAATGAATGCAGTAAGAAGGGCTGGTTTCAAAAAAGCCAGAACTACCAAAATTGGTTTTCATGATAAACTTGATTATGAGGTTGTTAGCCCCTTACAGCTTAGGGGATATCATTGTTTTAGCAGGACAGAATATCGTGGCTTAAGTTGGGACACGGCTATTTTAGAAATGTTGGCGGTGGCTAAAAAGAGCCATGCGGTTGAGTTTCATATTTGGGGGCACTCGTGGGAAATAGAAAAATACAACGAGTGGCAAAAACTTGAAAACCTTTTTAAGCAATTAAAGGAGAAAAAATGGGCTTAACGAGTAAAAACTATTTTAAGCCAAGATTTAAGCTACATATTGCCAACAGCTCAAAGCAGGCGATTGGGGGTGGTTGGTCATTTATTGCTAACCTTAAAAAGGGGTTAGCTGACAGAGTTGTCTTGACTGACTGGCCATCGGCTGATATCATCTTGATCCCAAGCGCCTCAATGATTAGCCGGGACGATTTCAATAACTACAAGACAACTGGGGCGAAGGTAGTCTTGCGGATTGACAATGCCCTGAGGAATAGCCGGAACAGAAACTCAGGCATGACGAGAATGAAAGAATTTGCCGAGGGGGCTAACGCCTTGGTTTATCAGTCTGAGTGGGCTAGAGGCTATTTAAGGGGTTTTCTCGGTAAAGATGGTAGGGTAGTACATAATGGTGTTGATCTCAATGTATTCACGGCCTCAGGGCCTCACAAGAGCTTTCAGGGTAACCCAGTCTATCTTTATTCAAGGTTTAGCCGGGATGAAAGCAAGAGCTGGATTAGGGTTTGGTTTCGTTATCAATATCTCCAAAGGGAACAGCCGGAAGCCAAGCTGGCAATTGTTGGCCAATTTTCCGAGGAGCTTCGTAATGGCAACTTTGACTTCTTTAATGGTGAAAAATTTGAGTATTACGGAATTGCCCATGATCCTGGGGAAATGGCCCAAATTTACCGGGGTTGTAAATACTTATTTGCCTCTTACCACATGGACTGCTTTAGTAATACCTATATTGAGGCGTTATGTTGTGGGTTGAAGTTGTTTGAGCCTGATATGACCGGCGGAACGCCGGAGATTTTAGCCAAATGGAAAGAGAAGGGCCGGAGTTATTTTGATTGTCGCCGAATGGCTGACGATTATTATAATTACTTCAGGGAGGTGATAGAAACATGACCAAGAAAAAACAACTACCATTTTTGGAGTGGGTGGTTTACATAGCGGCCAACTTGGCTACGCTTGGCTTTGCTTGGGCGCTTAAGGTAATTATTAAGAAGGCAATGATGGAGGCTAATGAATGAGTTTTTTCAGAACCCAACTTGAAGATTGGTTGAAAACGATTGATGTTAAAGCTAACCGGGTTTTGGATATCGGTGGCGGGGCTAATCCAGTAAAAGGAAGGACTAGGAGTTGGAAAGTCAAGGAATACATGATACTTGATAATGAGGCCGAAAGAATGAGAGTAAAGCCTGATCTAACTGGCGATATGAATAAACACACCGCCTATCATAATGTTTGGCCAGCATGGGATGTAATTTTTATGCTAGAAGTTATGGAATATATCTACATGCCATACATTGCCTTGGTGAACGTTTTTCTTATGTTGGCCCCAAATGGCATTGCCTATATTTCCTTTCCTTTTGTTTACCCGTGGCATGAACCCAAGGAGATTGATTATTTAAGATATACCAGTCAAGGAGTAAAAAAACTCTTAGAAGTGGCTGGTTTTTCAAAGTGGAATATAAAACCAAGAATAGATAAGTCTGGCTTACTTGAGCAGTTTTATCATGCTGATGGTATGCACCCGGCAAAGAGAGAAAGACATGATGTTACCGGTTGGCTAGTGGAGGCTAAAAAATGAAATTTGTTACCCTTTCAAGCCATCGTTCAGGTAGCAGTCTTTTCCAGAGATTGCTAAACAGTCACCCTGACATTTTAGCAAGACAGGAGGATTTAAGAGATCAAGATAGGCACAGCCGTCAGGTAATGTTAGAGAGGCTTGATGGTATTTATGCTAATGATGGGAAACATAAAGCGGTTGGTTTTAAGCTTCAGTATAGCCACGTTAGGCCGTGGATTTTAGATTACATAAAAAGAAAAGATATTAAAGCAATTCATCTTATCAGGAAAAGTATGCTTGATACTGTTTTTTGGTATCGTGGCAATTATACCGGTAAGACAATTGGTGGTTTTGGCTCGCCACTTTTAGTTCCGGAGGGTTCAGAAATAGTGGCTAATATTGATAACGTGATTGCTTCTTTAAGGTGGATTAGAAAAGAGATTAAGAAATACGAAAAGATAACCGACTTTAGGGTTTATTACGAAAGCTTCACCGCCGGCGGGATAAATGTTTCAAGGTTTGCTAACAATGATTTGAGGAAGAAATTGCTTAACTTTTTATCTGTTGAAGATAGAGAGTTGACTACCGACCAGAAAAAGGCCCAAAGGAAACCATTAAAAGAGTTGGTGGTTAATTACGAAAAGATGCTGTCTGAAATTAAAAGAAGGGGGGTTAAAATTTATTTATGAAATGCGGCAAGTTAAAAATTGACTTGGGTTGCGGGCCTAATAAGCACGAGGATTATATCGGCCTTGATATTCATGACTACTCACACCTTTACCCGGAAGGGGAGTTTATCCAATGGGATTTGGAGAAGGGGGCGTTGCCATTTTGTACTAATTCAGTCAAGTCTATTTGGTGTACCTCGGTTTTGGAGCATATCCATAACTTTATCCCCTTAATGAATGAGTGCTGGCGGGTTTTAAGACCGGACGGGGATATGTATATTTTAGTACCAAAGGCTGGCGGTGAGGGGAGCTTTAAAGACCCTACCCATTGCCGCTTTTTTTTGAATAAAACTTTTGATTATTTTACTAAGAGTGTTAGGCAGGAGAACTATGGTATTAAACCGTGGGAGCTTGTTACTAATAGGATGTGGAAGGGCGGACAAGGAACGATTGAAGTAGTAATGAAACCAGTAAAATGAAGATCAGCGTAATCACAACCATAACTAACCCAGAAAAAAGACAGGATAAATGGATTGAAGCATTAAATTGTTATCGTGATTTGGCTGATGAGGTTGTAATGGTTGATGGGAGTGAAGCTGAACATTATCCAATTTATTTGGATGAGATAAGTAAAGAGACCGTGAAATTTGTTTATCTTAGATGGCCCTATGAGTGGAATTGGGTTGAATTACCAAGACACCTGAACGCCGGTTTGGATAAATGTACCGGCGATTGGGTGATTAGGCTAGACATTGACCAATTCATTCACGAAGATGATTTTGAGGTCGCCAGAGCCGCTTTAAGGCGCTGCCCTGATGATTGTGATGTCGTTACCTTTCAAAAGATGTCAATGACTTATGGTAAGAAGTATTACCAAAAAGGCGGTCAACCGATTGCCTTTAAAAGAAAGAATTATATTAAGTTTGGGCTGAACCTTGATAAAAAAACGGATTTGTGTTTCCCAGTAAGAGTAACAGAACATCGGGAAATAGATGGATACAAATTACCTATCGGCCATCAGTTAAAAGAATTTAAGGGCGGGGTTAAGTATTTGAATTACGATTACTTTTTTAAAACTAAAGACTTTACCAAGAAAGAGTTTTTTAGATTTAGCCGTGCTTACCATCGATACTTTAAAAAGTGGACATTTGGTCGGACCGAAAGAAAAGCCTTTGATGTATTTTTAAAGATGATGAAGGGCCGCCACGACCGATCCCCATACACTTATGAGTTAAAAGACCACCCAAAGCATATTCGGGAAGCAGTTAGGAATTTAACAAAAGACCAGTTTGGATTAAATGCTTGGGGGCTTTTATGAAAATATATAATCTTTTTAAGAAAAAGGGGAAGCATTGTTTTCTTTATCCATTACCGGATAAAAGATTGGCTTTAAAGATTTTTAATGCCTATCCGCTTAATAACTGGGAAAACCTGTCCGGCTTCCGGTGGGGTGATCCGCCTGCAGGTGATAACCCTGATATGAGTGTTCCTTTAATTGACGCCACTAAAATTCAAAATATCGCTTGGATGCATGGTTTAGCACCGCGGGTTTATGGGATTGTTAAGGTGAGGATTGGCAACCAGAAGTATTGGGCGCAAGAGGTAGAGTTGGTTGAAGGTGAATTTGCCGAGAATAAACACGAGGTGTTTTACGCTACCTATAAAAAGGTTAAAGATTTGGGGTTGGTTTATGGATTTGAAAGTGAAAAAGACGATGTTTCGGCTAAGGATGTTATTGGTGGAAAATTAGTTGACTTTAACACTTTTCATTTTACTAAAGACCATCTTGGGAAAGTCAAGAAGGCCTATATTGAAAAAGCTCGCTATGGCAAAATTTATTATCATAATGTGCCGGAATGGGGATTAGTTAACTCACCGAGGAAAAACAAAGATAGAGTTAAATATATGAAACTCGATGAAATTGACTTTAAGGGAAAATCCGTTTTGGATTTGGGGTGTGCTGGCGGCTACTTCTGCCGGTATGTAAAAGATAGAGGGGCGGGTTATGTGCGGGGGGTGGATTTTGAAGATCCAGTTTTTGCCGCCTTCTTGGTTTCTAATGAGTTAATGTATTGGGATATTGATTTTTACAACAAAGACATTTGTAATTACCAGCCGACAATGAAATTTGACATTGTTTTCTTTTTATCAATGAATTATCACATTGGCATTCCTAGTTGGTTGGCTGGGGTGACGAAAAAGATTTGTATTTTTGAAGATAACTCAAAAGAGAGGAACGCAAAGAAAACATTGACAAAAATGTTTAAAGAAGTTAAATTAGTGGGTAAGGCAAGGGATCACGGCATGAAACCGATCTACCATTGCCGGCACTAGGCTACCCAAATGAAAATCTTAATTCTAACCGATAAAAACGGTTCTGCCATTGATATTCTCAGCCAGCATATTAAGCGGCATAACCCCCACCTTGATATTAGTATTCAATCTTTTCACCCCAAACGCCCTGATATTGATCAGCTTGAAAAAGCTCCAAAGCTTTGGGACGAGGCGGATTTGGTTCATGTTGCTTATTGGAAGTCTGGTGAGAAGTTTAAAGAGCTTTACCCCGATAAGTTTAAAAGCAAAAGAAAAATTCTCTGTCACTATAATCCCTATGATGTTGATAAGAAGAACTGGCTTAAGGACTATAAAAAGGTAGTGGTTGGCAATGAAACAATCCAAGCCAAAATCCCTTACGCCAAGCTAATCCCTTATTGTATTGACCTTGAGTATTGGGAGTATAACCCAAAATATACTGAAGGAAAGGTGGTCAATATGGTGGTGGCAAGGATTGAAAGCAAAAAGGGAGTTGTGCCGGTGGCGAAAGTTTGTAAAGAGCTGGGTTATGGGTTTGTTTTGGTTGGCCGGATTTCAAAGATGGATTATTTTCGGCAAATTATGGAGGCCAACCCAGACACTATCTTTAAAGAAAACATTGGCGTTGACGAGCTTAAAGAAACTTATTACCAATCAGCGATCCACGTTTGTAATTCGGTTGATAATTTCGAAAGCGGTACATTGCCAATTCTGGAAGCGATGGCCTGCGGCGTACCGGTGTTAACCAGAGTCGTGGGCCACGTTCCGGAATTGTTCAATGGTGACAATATGATGGTTAGGGAAGAAGAGCCGGAAAATGAAGAAGAGCTTAAGGCTAAACTTCAGGAGCTAATGGAAAATAGGCCGTTGAGAGAAAAGCTACGGGATCGGGCTTGGCAGACAGTTAAGAATAGGCCAGCCTGGAAATACGCAAGGCAATTTTCCTCGCTCTATTATGATATTAGAAGTAAAAAACCGTTGGTATCAATAATTACCCCGACATTTGACAAGCCTGACGTTTTAATAAAAAACCTTGCCAAGTCAGCCACTCAGGATTACCCAAATTATGAGATCGTTGTTGTTGACTCTGGCAACTTGAGTAGTAAGCCAGTTGTTGACGCATTTAGAAAGAGGATTGATGTGCCGATAAAATACATTAGATTTGAAAACAAGGGCGAATATACTTTGGCCAAGGCGAGGAATTTGGCGGCGGTTGAGGCACAGGGTAAATACTTGGTTTTTGATGATGAGCGAATGGGAATGGAGCCCAATGCGGTTTCTGTTTTTGTGGCCGCCATGGAGGATAAAGAAAAAACTTGGCTGTTTGGGATTAAAGATGATTTTGAAAAAGGTTTTGTTGAAAATTTTAGTTGTGTTAAAAGGGAGGAATTTATGTTGTATGGTATGTTTAACGAGAGGATTGATGCTTATGGCGGTATGACCCAAGAGGTTAGGACGAGGTTTGAAAAGAATGGTTTTGTTTTTGAAATGATTAACGAGGCAAGAGCCTATCGTGTTGCTGGTTCAAAAAACAAATGGAAAAAGCGCAAGGAAATAATTAGGAGTAAATACAATATATGGAAGATGTACTATGGCTAAGAAAAAGTGTAAATGTCTAAGGATAGTAAGTCGATCTGCTCATCGCAGATTGCACGCCGTAAAGCGAGGCGTTGATGGGAGGTGGTGCCAGCCATGAGAAAGTTTAAGGTCATTACTTATCCGTGGCATACTTGACTCCACACCAATTTAATTTGGCCAAATTGCCTTTTATTGGCGAATACCACTTTTTAATTAATCCTTATCGCTATTGGAGCTACGACGCAAGACCATTTCCAAAAAACGCCAAAATGGTTACTCATTATGAGCCGGGCTATTATGATTTTGCCATTCTCCACATAGACCAGCAGGCGATCTGGGATCCGGAGCTTTCTCAAAAGCATGATTGGGCTAGGTTGGGCAAGGGCAGGCTTTATTACGAAGTCAATCAAACCATTAGGGATATTCCCAAGATTGTAATTAATCACATGACTCCATTTCACGATTACTTAGAAACGGATCAAATTATTGACATTGTAAAAAGATTAACCAAAGGCAATTATATGGTTGTTAATTCTTATGAAGCGGCTAAACAATGGGGGTGGGGTAAAACGATTACCCATGGTCTTGATCCAAACGATTGGTGGGATTTACCCAAAGAACCAAGGTGTATAACAGTAATGAGCCGGGGGGGCATGGATCGGGCCTATCGGCGGATTTTTGTTGAGAATGTAGCGAGAAGGCTTAAGGAGATGGGCGTGCCGTTTTATTGGGTTTTGTATGATAAGAAATGTGACAGCTTTGATGATTATCGGGAGTTTTTGGGCGGAAGCTTGGTTTTTTTCTTCGGTGGTTGGCAGTCACCAAGGCCGAGGTCAAGAACTGAAGCAATGCTGTCTGGGTGTTGTGTAGTTACCACGCCGTACCAAGACGCTGATACTTTTATTGAGGACGGTAAAAATGGTTTTCTTACCAGCCGGTTTAAAATCAAAGACCCTAGAGTGATGGACAATCCTGATCGAACAGCTGAACTTATCAGGATGCTGGTTTTGGAAAAACCCGATCTGGCTATTAAAGTTGGACAAGCGGGTAAAAAAACTGCCAAAAAACTGTTTAACTTTAAAGTTTTTGCTAAACAATGGGAGGATTATTTAAAAGAGGTGGGGATATGGAAATGAAAATAGGCTGGGTTACCATGGAAAAAGTAAGCAACCGCCGGTTAAACTCGGTCGGAACTTCCCGGATTAGAGCAAGGTGGTTGATAAATTATTGGCCAGAGGCTGAGGAATGGCAGATTGGCGGGAAGTATGATGTGCTGATTTTTCAAAAGGCGTGGTTTGAAATGCTGGTGGAGCAGTTTAAGGGGATTAAGATTTTTGATATTGCTGATCCGGAATGGCTAGATACTCCCAAGCCGTTTTTCAAGATTATGTCAGCTTGCGACGCGGTGACTGCTTCAACAAAAGCCCTTGCCGATTATGTGAGTAAGTTTTTGTCTATTCCCGTTGTTCATGTTCCAGATCGAGTTGACTTGGCTGAGCACGAGCAATACAAGGACAAGCGGTATAGCAAGGGCGAAGCTAAAAACTGTGTTTGGTTTGGCTACTCCCATAACTTCCACTACGTTGAAAAAACCCTTAAGCACTTAATGAAACTTAACTTACAATTAACCGTGATTGCTAATAAGTCAATGACAACTGTTGGTGACTATGCCAGTTTGAGGATTAAGAATGTTGGTTACAATTACCGGACGGTTCATGATGAGATAATCAAGCACGACATTTGCTTGCTTCCCTCTCCAACAGATCAGGATTTTAAAGGAAGGTTTAAATCAAACAACAAAGACCTAACGGCAATGGCCTTAGGAATGCCGATTGCCAGATTACCGGAGGATTTACGCCGCTTGATGAACCCGGTGGCCAGAGAAAAGGAAGGAAGAGCCGGTCGCAAAGAAGTTGAGGAAAAGTGGGATGTGCGATTAAGTGTCAAGCAGTATCAGGAATTGATTAATGATATTAAAAGTAGAAAGAAAAAATAATCTTTGTTATATTGTATTAAAGATCAGGAGCAGATCGTTTTACTTTATATCGAAACGGGAGAAAAAGAAAAACCCCGTCTTAAAGAGAGGTAAACTGCTCCGGCGGGGCTGGTAACCAACTATATTATAGCAAATAAACGCAAGTTTTGCGGAAATTAGGTAGAGTAGGGGAGTGGTGGGGGGAGAGTGGGGGAGTATAAAATGAAGTATTCAAAGCAAATCACTAAGGAAATTTGCCAGTACATAGAGGAGGGCAATACTCTAAAAGACTCGGCTATTCTTGCTGGGATTAGTCCTAAAACACTTCATGAGTGGAAAAAAACGAAGCGTGACTTTCGTAACTCAGTTAAGCTTGCTCTTCGTACCTATAAGTCAAATCTGATTAAATTGCTTCACACTTCTGTAGTCAACAAGCAGGACGCTAGGACTACTTTGGAGATTTTAGCAAGACGCTTCCCCGATGAATGGAAGGAAAGAACTGAGCATGAGTTTACAGTCAAACCAGCTGAGCATTTACAGGGGGTTATTAAGAGGATAGAAAAACGATGGATAAACCAAGAGGCTTCTACCAAGACCTTGCCGCCGGCTTCTTCCTCGACGAAGAAGGCCAAGAATACCGGTTAACCGACGGCCAAGCTGACATCTTCAAATTGATTTACGAGCCGGAGTATGACCGGGTGGCAATTAAGGCCTCAACTCAATATGGTAAATCAGACGTGGCCTCAATGGCCTTAATCAGCGCCGCTATTCAAAGAAAAGAAAAAGTGTTGATTGTATCCCCATCCCAAAAGCAATCAGGGATTATCATGGGCTACATCATTACCCATTTGTTTGATGATGAGTACATTAGGCAAATGATTGAGTGGTATGGCAGTTTGGAAAGGTTAAAACAGGAGAGGAGCAAGAGGAGAATTACCTTAAGGGACATTGACAGCGAGTTTTTTATCCTAACCGCCAACGCTAGGACAGTTTCAGAAGAAGCTAAGAGTCTAATGGGCTATGGGGCAACGATTGTCTGTGTTGACGAGAGTGCTTTAATTCCTGATCCCATGTTCTCAAAGGTATTAAGAATGGTTGGGAGCAAGACTAGAACAAGAAGGCGTAAGCTAATCCAGTTAGGCAATCCATTTCCTAGCGCTCACTTTCAAAGGGCGTTCAAAAGCTCAAGATACCAAACGCTGACGGTTGATTATAAACAGGCGATTGCGGAAGGCAGGTTAGATCCGGAGTTTGTCCAAGAAGCTAAAGAGGAAATGTCCGCTTATGATTTTGGGGTTTTTTATGAGTGCCAATTTCCGGCTGAGGGCGCAGTTAATGCCTTAATCCCTTCTGATTGGGTTGATCTGGCGGTTAACCAAACCGGTATTCCTCTTGGTGATAGAAAGGCGGGAATAGACGTGGCCCGGTTTGGCGATGATAAAACGGTTTATTGTTTTCGGGAAGGTGGTCAAGTAAGGAGATTGGAGTCAGTTGGAAAGCGGGACACAATGGAAGTGGTTGGCTGGGCAAGAGTTTTTATTGACAGGGACGAGCCGGAGATGACAGCGATTGACACTATCGGGTTGGGGGCGGGCGTGTTTGATCGGCTATCAGAGGAGGGTTATGATGTAAGCGACGTTAATGTTGGGGCTAAACCAATGCCGACTGACAAACTCGACGAGGAGGAAGTTAAAAGGAAGTTCTACAATTTGAAAGCTCAGATGCTTTGGCAGTTAAGGGAGTGGTTTAAACCAAAAGGTGGTCATAGTAGTATTTCAATTCCTAATGATCCCGAGCTAATTAAGCAGTTAAAAGAAATCCGTTATAACTACACTAGCAGTAAGCAAATAAAAATAGAAAGCAAAGAAGATATGAAAAAACGGATTGGCCAATCCCCAGACAAGGCAGACGCCTTAATGCTGGCGTTTTGTGACTTGACAGAGGGGGGTGTGGAAATGTACATTATTTAGTAGAGACCTCAAGCCATGGCAGATAATAAATCTTACGATATGGTGGGGCCGGTCTTTGAGTTTGCGCAACCACCGGAGAAAAAGTCCACCGAATATCTAACCGCAGACAAGGGATGGGTTTATTCGGCAATAACTCTTATTGCCAGAGAAACCTCACAAGTTAATCTTCGTCTTTACAAAAAGAAAAGAGTTTATAATCGCCGCAAAAGAGCCTATGATATTGAAGTTGAAGAAGTTACTGAGCATGAGGCTCTGTCTGTTCTTTACCATTGTAACGACTTCATGACCATGGGCCAGTTGATTGAGATTACCCAAACATATTTAGATTTAGCTGGTGAAGCTCCGTGGGCAATTTTAAGAGTTAATGGTCAACCCTCAGAGCTTTGGCCTTTAAGGCCGGATTGGCTTGATGTCAAGCCGTCCAAGACGAAATACATTGACCACTATGTTTACCACCCCGGTGGCGGATTTAAGAAGGTAGTTATCCCACCCGAAGATTTAATTATGTTTAAGTATTTTAATCCGGTAAGGGCCTACCGAGGTAAGGGGGCGGTTCAGGCTTCTTCAATGGCAATTGATATTGATGACTTTTCAAACGAATATAACCGAACATTCTTTTTCAATGCCGCCCTTCCTTCAATCTTTTTCACTACCGATAAGAGAATTGGCAAAAACGAAATTGAGCGTTTAATGCATATGTGGCGTTCAAAATTTGAAGGTCGGAAAAACGCCCACAAGGTGGCCTTTCTTGGCAAGGGGCTAACCCCTCATGAGATTGGTGGCAAGCACCGGGAGCTTGATTTCATTGAAAGTAAAAAATACATCCGGGATGAGATTTTAGCCGCCTTTCATGTTTCTAAAGCCAACCTTGGTGTTGTTGAGGATGTTAACCGGGCCAACCAAGAAGCTTCTGACGCTCGTTTTAAAGCCAAAGTCATTAAACCAAGGCTTATCTCTCTTTGTTATTACCTTAATGAGTTTTATTTGCGAAATTGGCCCAAGGAAGATTTGTTTTTTAATTTTGACGATCCAGTTCCCAAAGATGTTGAGCTTAACCTAAAGATTTATGAGAACGGATTAAAGTATGGTTGGTTGACGATCAACGAGGTTAGGGAGAAAGAAAATTATCCCCCGGTTGAGGGCGGCAATCAAGTTTATTTGCCGTTTAATCTTCAGCCAGTTGGCTCAGTAATGGAGGGTATAAGGGGGTTGTTTGGTAAGAAGAAGGATAAACAATCAGGGGTAATTACTTTGAAAGCGAAAAGGAAATCTGCTCAAGACAAGATTAAAGAAAAAATGGTTATGCCGATACCGCCAAGACGCCTTCGGGAATTAAGAAAAGAGAAAACTAAAAAGAAGATTTATCACGACTTGGTTAAGTTGGTGGTCAATGTGATGAAACTGTCAGAGGAGCAGGCCGCTAAAACAAAGTCAACTTCAAAGATTAAGAAATATCTTGCTGATAATTCCACGAGGGAAGCCTATTGGAAGGCCATGGTGGCTAAGACTGACGCCCAAGAGCAAAAGATGAGGCAGGTGATGACTGGCTTATGGGAGGAGCAAAGGAACGAAATTTACCGCCGGATTGAAAATGCCGCCCGGCCTAAATCATTAAAGAAGTTTGCTAAAAGGGATATCCCCAAAATGCTTTATGTTTTAAGCGAAGAAAACCGGCGTTGGTTTGGAGTGATGGCAATGCTGATTAAAGACATTGTGGTTGAAAAAGGACAAGAAACATTTGATTTGCTTGGAATGCCGAGAGATCTTGATTTGACCACGGCTCGAGCCGCTTCGTTCCTTCGGGAAAAGGGAGTTAAGTTTATCGGTTCGGTCAATGAAACCACCCGGGAGAGGCTAAGGAACTCGTTGGCTGAGGGAGTGGAAAAGAACGAGGGTATTCCGGAGATGAAAAAACGGGTGGAGCAAATTTACGCCTCGGTTGTCAAAAACAAAGGTGAACAGGTGGCCAGAACAGAAGTAATCAGGGCTACCAACTTTGCGGTTAATGAGGCTTATCGGCAGTCAGAAATTGTGACTGCTAAAGAATGGCTAACGGCTTATGATGAGCGGGTTTGCCCATTTTGTAATGAGATGAATGGCAAGGTGGTTGATGTGAGTAGTAATTACTTTAAACAGGGAGATAAAATGGTGGTTGACGGCCAACAGCTTGAGTTTGGGTATGAGAATGTCGCTCACCCGCCGCTACATCCCGGTTGCCGGTGTACCTTAGTCCCGGTAATAGGTAAGCGTTCGGCTCAGAGTATTGCGAAGGAAAAGATTAAAGACACCATTGATGAGTTATCTAAAAAATTTGAAGATAAAGAAGCAGAGCTAAAAGATATTAAAGAAAGTTTAAAAAAGGAGCGGATAAAAAACAAGAAGAAAGCTCTTAAAGAAGCTAAAAAGGAATTGGAAAAGGAGCAGAAAGAAGCCCTTAAAGATTTGAAAAAAGCGAGGGCAAAGGCTAGGGAGCTTCTTTACAATGAGTAAAAATGCCGCAGATGTTAAAAAAGAGCTTGATAAATTCCTTGGTGATGATGAGCGGTTTTTAGATATTGTTTACGGCCTTAAAAAGCTAATTGGCGAGGCTAAAGCAACGGCTGATAAACAAGATCGGCTCGCTAAAATCATTAAAGAGGCTAGTGAGTCTAGTGGGACAAAACTATCAAAACTGATTAAGCTGATTGATGGGTTGAAAGTTGAAATTCCGGACTTTGAGGTTAAATTCCCCCGCCAGTTAAAAACAATAATTGCCAACCCACCCAAATATCCAAAAGAGATTAAGATCAAGAACTTCCCCAAGTACCCCAAAGAAGTCAGGGTTAAGAAACCAAAGTGGTACAAGAGGCTTGATTTGAAGCCATTGGCCACGGTTATTGAAGGGCTTGTTAAAAAGACTTTTAATGTTTATGTTACCAATCAAGACCCCAAAGATCCGATTTCCGTCAGGTTAAGCAACGGCCGTTGGTTTTACAATGCGATTGCCGAGGTAATTGCCGGTGGCAGTTCCGGTGAAGTTAAGCTTTTAAATGCCGCCGCCAGCATTATTAATCCAGCCACTGAAGATAAGCAAGACGACATTATCACCAAACTCACTACTCCTACGGGGATAGAGGGTTCTCCGGTTACCGTAGGGACGACAGCGGTTGAGCTAACTTTTACCGGCACGACTAGGGTTATCTCAATCAAGGCTGACTCTGGCAATACCGGCAAGATTTGGTTTGGTCCGGCTTCGGTTGACAATTCCGGGAACAATGCTTATGGAGAATTGACCGCTGATAGTGCGGTTGAAATAGAACTCAATGACGTTTCGGCGGCTCTTTATGTTGTTTCTGATACTGCCTCGCAGAAAGTTTACAAGGCGGCTCTAACATGACAAAACTAAGATACACATCACCGGGAGTGGGGTTTTTAGACACCCGCTACCTTAAGCTAGACCAGTCCACGCCCCAGACAATAACTGACGGGATTCCTAAATTAGATGCCAGTTACAGCGATTTTACTCTTGCTGAGGAAATTGTTAATAAAGACTATGTTGATAATGTCGCTTCGGCCTTTGGGATCAGATTTTATACAACCGATAGCGTGGACGGGGGGACGGGATATTATGAGGGGACATTGTCAATTCCGGGATTTGCTGACCACACAATTGTGGTTTCAGACCTGACAAATGATGAGCTGATTGCTACTTGGATTACTGAGTCTGGGGCATCGCTGGATAAGGCCATAAGAGGCTTACATGAAGGAGTATTATTCTGCGAAAAAACATCAGGAACAAAGGATTTAAGAATCTATTTCAAACTATACGAGAGGGAGTCGGGGGGGACAGAAAACTTAATCGGGACTTCCATGTATAGCAGAGAGATTGACACATTGGACGCCTATATAGCCAGCCTTCTGCTTGGCGAAGATTATGATTTAGCTTCTGGTTCGAGGTTGGTGCTTAAACTTTACGCTGGTGTTTCTGGTTCGGGGAATGCCCCGGAAATTACGATCCATTGCGGAACTGATTATTTGTCCTATGTTCAAGCCCCGACTAATTTGGAGATTTTGGAAGATATATTTGTTAATCGGGCTGGCGACACAATGACTGGCAGTCTTGGTATTGGCGGGCATTTAAAGATAGCAGAATTATCAGCTAATCCTTCCGATCCAGATGAAGGTAATTTTGTCCTCTGGATGTCAGATGGTACAGAGCTTGGGGATGATGGCGATGTGATGTGGATGGCCCAAGCGGGGGGTGTGGTAAAATATGGGACACTGGTAGATTTTAGCTCTGGAGTGGCAGACGGGATGCCGATGGGATTATTATTAACATTAACTTACGCGCATTAGAAAGGTGGTGAAAACATGGCAGATACAATTAAGATAACCGAAGGAGTAGGAACAACGATCGCTACTGATGATGTTGGTGGCGAACATTATCAGAAAGTTAAAATTGCCGATGGTACGGCTGATAGTTCAACGGCACTAGAGGTTGCTACTGAAGATTCAGCGGCTAAAACTACCGGCCTTCAGGGAATGGGCAAGTATGATAGCACCAAGCCCACAGCGGTTGGAGACGGCGACGCAGTAACAATCTTAACAGATCAGTATGGTAGGTTATTAAGAGGAGTAGAGCCTCAAAGATTTCAGGCAACTATTACCTCATCAGATGCTACCTCACCAACTCAAGTAAAGGCAAAGACAGCCTCTAACAAAATGTATATTCTTTCTTTAATAGTTTCTACCGATACGGCAATGAATATTCAGTTTCAAGATGATGCGGGAACACCAAATGTCTTGATAGAGCAAATGTACTTTGCGGCTAATGGTGGGGCGGTTATAAATTTTCCACCTGAAGCGCCTTTAGTGGTAGATACCAATCAGGATTTAGATGTTGTTGCTAGTGCCGCAGGAAATATTTCTGTGACAGTGACGGGCTATCTTGCCCCGTAGAAAGGAAACATGGCTTGGTATGACAAAGATTGGTCAAATCGTAAAAAAATAACCATTGACAATACAAAGGTTAGTGGCTCTGGTAGCCATTCTAATTTTCCTGTTCTAGTGCTTCTTGCTTCTGACACGGAACTTGCCAACACTGCTCAAGATGATGGAGACGACATCTTATTTACTTCGTCTGACGGAGAAACTAAACTAGATCACGAGCTGGTTTCCTTTAATGGGGCTACGGGAGCTTTAATTGCTTGGGTGAGAATACCCAGTCTTTCTACTTCAGCCGATACGGATATATATATGTATTATGGTAACGCCGGAGCTTCCAGCCAAGAAAATGCCGCTTCGGTTTGGACAACTGGCGGAAAATATGTTGCTGTTTATCATCTTGAGAACGACGCAAACGACTCTACCGGCAACCATAATGGGACAAATAATGGTGGCGATTTTGTTACGGGAAAAGTTGGAACTGGAATACAATTCATAAAGGATAATTCTGATAGAATTTCTATTTCTAGCCACGCCGACTTTGATTTTGGTGTTGATGATCCCTTTGCTTGGGTTTTTTGGGCTAAATACCCAACTGGAGCTTCGTCATGGGAAAGAGTTTTTACTCGTCAATCAAGTGGTTATACAATCTGTTCTGCATGGTCTGGTGACGGGTTTAAATTTATGTTTAACGAGGAGGCGAATAGTATTCTTACTGGAGATGTTTGCGATGACACTTGGCGCTATTTTGCTTGGGTTTTCAATAAAACTGATGACAAAATGCACCTTGTCATTAACAATTCAGAATATGGCTCTGGGGTTAGTATTAGCGGTAAGACCCAGAGCGGTGGCGATATTGGATTGGGTGCGGCTCCAAGCGGGGGTAACCCGTCTAACGCCTACATGGATGAGGTTCGCATTGTCCAAAACATTGAGGATTTAAACTGGTTCATTACCGAATACAACAACCAGAATAGCCCGTCAACATTTTATACGCTGGGAAGTGAAGAAAACAAACCAGTTACAGGACAATTCATGTCGCTTAACACAAAGTATTGGTAAAATTATGGAAAAACCAAAGAAAGTAGAATTAACCAAAGCGGAGCTTAAATTGATAAGCCAAGTCTTGTTCAACAGCCGGTGGAGTGGGCAGGAGTGGCAACAGACGATCACGCCGTTGATAAACAAAATCGCGAAGATAATAGATAATCGGTAAAATGAGAGATTTAACCTGTCCAATTTGTGGCTACAAGTTTGGGAAGAATGTAGTCATTCGCTACGGTGAGTTTAAATGCCCGAAGTGTAAATATATTGCCGTTTTTGATTATGAGCGTCAGGACTTGACAAGGGGTGCTAGAATTGCTAATGTTAATAATGTAACAACTAAATAAGAGCGCCTTGAGCGCCATAAAGAGGCTCAAATAGAAGCCCATTGTTCGTTGGTTAGATGAAGTCTAACTGGCGGATGATGGGTTTTTTTGTTGCTTGCGATGAGGGGAGGAAGGGTAGCCGAATTTCCATCCTTCTCTCATCGGAGGCAATAAATGCCAGAAGTTACCGAAAACTATATCCGTATTCCAAATCCAAAACACAAAGAAACTGGATGTAAAAAAATTCGGACAATAACTGTTTCAGCCTCTAAGGGGATCAAGGCCCTTTATTGTATTGAACACAAAAAAATTAAAACCTATCTCTTTGATAGGAAGAAATGGAATTTAAGCGAAGCGAAAAAATGGGTTAAGGAACATTCGAAAGGAATAAATATGAGTGATAAACTTCATGTTAAAGCTGAAATCAAGAAACGAGAAAAGAAGATTGTTGCTGTGGCCTCAGAGGAAGTTGAGGATAGAGAAGGCGAGGTGCTTTCAATCGATGGGTGGGATTTAAAAAACTTTAAGAAAAACCCGATACTTCTTTGGTATCACAATCTCCGGCCTGAAAGATCTCTCCCTATTGGTAAAGCCAAGAATATTAAAATTCAGAAAGTCGGTCAAAGGAAGAAATTAACCTTCGAACCAGTATTTGAAACTATCACCGAATTTGGCCGGACAATTAAAAAGTTTGTTGAAGATGGATTGCTTAATTCGTTTAGTGTTGGTTTTCAGCCAATTGAGAAAGAGGGTAATAAATATCTCAGCCAAGAGCTTTTAGAAATTTCATTAGTACCAGTGGCGGCTCTTCCGTCAGCTCAAATTATTGAAAGGATGAAGATTGATAAAAATGTTGCCAAGGCGCTCACAGGTGATAAGAAAGCCATTAAAGCAATACTTAAAGACGGTGATAAAGAGATTGATGGCGGCAAACTTCACGAGCCAAGTAAAGAAAAGGAGATTGTGTACGCCACCAGAGAGGATATTAAAGCCCTTGATGAAAAGATAGAGAAGTTGTTTAAGGTAGTTAAAAGCACCAGACGAGCCACCCAAAAAGTAGTTAGCGGCAAATATAACAAAATGAGCCGGAATGAAATTTTATCTTTAGCGCTCAAGGCAACTGCCAAGGCAGTTGATGAGGCTTTAAAAAGAGTGAGGGAAAACAAGGCTAAATGGACAAGGGAGTTTATCAATAATTTACCCGATGCCGCTTTTGCCTATATTGAGCCGGGTGGAGAAAAAGACGAAAGTGGCAAGACTAAGCCCCGGTCGTTAAGGCATTTTCCCCACCACGGAACGAATGTTCGGTCTGGTTCTGAAAACAACACGGTGGACAAACCTCATTTGAGAAACGCTTTGGCCCGTGCGCCCCAGAGTCCATTTGGGCCTAAGGCATTGCCGCATTTAAAGAAACACGCTAGAGCATTAAATATAGGAGATAACGATTAGAAAGGGGGTGAAAAACAACATGAAAAAGAAAGATGAAGTAAAAGAACTCTTAGAAAAAGTGGATGGCTTAGCTGAAGAAATCAAAGCCCTCAAAGAGGACGGCGATGGAGATGATAGTGGCGAGGATGTCAAGGTGGCGGCAGACTTGTCTGAAGCTATTAAAAACCTTGGCGACAGAGTGGTTGATACCATTGAAGAAACTATCGCCAGCAGGCTTCCCACAGACAAAGAGGATAAGTTGAAAAAAGATTTGTTTTCTACCGAACGAGGTTTGCCGGGAGTTGAGCTTCCAAAGCTTGAATTGGTCGGTAAATGGCAGAAAGCATATCGGACTGGAACAAAAGAGGAACGAAAAGAAGCTGGCGATAACATAATCGTGTCGTTCCTTAAGTCATGGGTGATGGAAGACCGTGATCCTGAAGCGGCTAAAGTTTTTAAGGCGCTTAACGAGGGGACTTCAGCAGATGGTGGGTACTTAGTACCAGCTCCATTGGCGGCTGAAGTTTGGCGAGTCCTTCCGGATTACGCCGTCATGCGACGAATTGCTCGAACCATCCCAATGACTTCTCAAACCTTGAAGGTAAATAGTTTGTCGGCACGGCCGTATGCGTACTGGGTATCCGAGTATGCTAAAAAGACTACTACCTCAGCAGAGTTTGATCAAAAGACTCTTACTTGTAACAAGTTAGTTTGTTTGCTTCCTGTTACCCACGAACTTTTGGCTGATGCTAATATCAACCTTGCTCAATTTGTCGTTGAATTGTTTGCCGAAGCAATTGCGACTGAAGAAGACAAGGCGTTCTTTACCGGCAGTGGTACTGGGCGGCCAAAGGGTATTACTCAGGAAACCTTAACTAGCTTCTCCGCTGGAGCAAGTTTGAACTTCGATGACATCATTAAGTTGATTTACAGTGTTCCCCAATCAGTGCGTCGATCAAGGAACTGTGCTTTTGTCGGAAACCAAACTGCGATGGAGTTGCTACGCAAGGTTAAGGACGGCAACAACAACTACATCTGGAGGGATCAGGGGATGTTCAGGGGTGAAGTCCAGCGTGGTCCGGGAGCGCCTGACGCCATTGTGTATGGCTACGGCATCCACGAGCAGAACGATCTTGGTAGGGAAATTTATTTCGGTGACTGGAAATACTACTTAATCGGCGATAGGCAACAGATTACTGTTTCCAAGACCGATGAAGGTGGTGACGCTTGGCGCCGAGATGCTACCGAGTTCAAGGCAGTTGAACGAGTAGATGGTCGGGTCGTGATGACCGCACCGTTTGCTAAGCTGACCTACTAAAGCTGAAACGATAGGCTTTAGTCCGAGGGTTCTCCCCTCGGCGGGGATCATGCATTAGGGCAGTCATGGTTCCCGCCGAGATGAGAAAAGTAAAAATTATCAAAACGGGCGAGGTTAAATTGGTTAGCAATAACCAAGCCCATGATTTGATTGAGGCCGGGGTTGCCAAGCTCTACACCGGGGTTGCTCCTAAGCGACGGTATAAAACCCGAGTGATGCAACCCAGGAGTAAGAAGCGTGGCTACCGGATTAAATAATGAGTTTAGCAAGCTACGCACTAACAACCGTCGCAAGGTTCAAAACATACGCTGATATCAGCACCGCTAGTGATGATACTCTTTTGGAAGATTTGGTTAATGCGGTGTCCGATTGGGTTGAGAATTACTGCGGTCGCCGGTTTAAGCAAACAGCCCATTCTCAAAAAGAGATTGACTCTGACGGTTCAAAGTATTTGTTTTGTCCTGAATACCCGGTTAGTTCGACCGCTTCTTTCACTCTTGAGATAAGAACTTCGGCTGAAAACGAGGACGAATGGGAGAGCATTGACAGCGAAGATTATTTTGTTGACTACGATAACGGGATTATCACCATTGCCGCTGGTAACTGGCTTAAGGGGAAGAAAAAATATCGGGTTACCTATACCGCCGGTTACAATTTTGACAGTTCAAAAGAAACAGACAACTTAACTGATGTTGGGGCTGGGGATTTAGAGGTGGCGGTTTGGAAGTTGCTTAAATCAATTTATGACGAAAGGCGAGAGGACGCTAGGGTAACCAGAGAAAGACTTGGTGATTATGATGTTACTTTTGCCAGAATTGCCTTTGAGGACGATCCGACCATTGGTTCTGTTTTAAACCGTTATCGCAAGATTGAAGGTATGTTATCACCGGGTTTAGGCCCAGACTTGTACTAATGTTATGGCAATACATCGTTTCTTTACCAAGAACATTATCGTTAGAAGAGATCGCAGTCTTGGCGGCAACAAAATTGGGATACAGGCTACGGCGACGGTTAACGGGTGGTATGAGGATTTAAGCCCGGAAGCGAGGGCGCAACTGGGAGTTGTTGAGCAGAGGGCATGGCGTTTTTGGTTCGACATTGAGGAGGATATTAAAGAAGGCGATGAGCTGGCCGATGAAAATGATAATCGGTTTTATGTCCGGGAGGTAACTAAAAAAGAAATAGGCATTAACCAGCATTTAGAAGTTTTAGCGGTGGAACACAATGTTTAGTTTAAGTATTAAATCCAATGTTGAAAAAATCGCGAGGGCTTTTAGAGAGATAAAGCTTGGGACTGAAATTTCGAGGATTATTGAGAAACTTGGTTTTGCGACTGAAAGGGCGGCAAAGAAAGTTACACCAGTTGATACTGGCAGACTAAGATCATCAATAGGAACGATCATTAAGCCCTTTGAGGCAACGGTAGCGCCCCATACGCACTATGCGGGCTGGGTACATGAGGGAACGAGGCGAATGACCGGCAGACCGTTTCTAAAGTGGGGTTGGGAGTCTGCCAGCAAAACAGTCAAAGTTGAAGGCGAAATTGAAAAATATATTAAAGAAAGGTTAAAGGTATGAGCTGGCAAACAGTCAGGCCGCAAGTAAAAACATTGCTTGAAAATTCTGGGCTGTTTCAGGAAGTATCTGGAACACCCAAGATTAAGTTTAGCGGGTATCCGGCCGCTTATGTTGTCCAGTCAGATAATGAGGCTGATTATAGTACGACAACAGAGAACGCAAGGGTTTATGCCTTCATTGCTAGGATTTTTTACACAACCAAGGGGGTTGGCGTGTCAACAGCTCTTGAAAGACTTGAGCAAACCGTTGACGAAATTCTTGACGATATTGATCAAGACTCACTTAAAACTGCCTCGGGTGGCAGGGTGATTGGCACAAGTATGCCATCAGGATATACATGGCTTAATACTTTTGCCGCTCCATCATTGTTTGGGGAGGTTGAGGGGGAGAACATGGTGATGGCAGAAATTAAAATTAGGGTTAAAGTTATCCGTGATATTACATAGAGAGGGGGTGAAAACATGAGTAAATTTATTGGTAGGTTAGTTGAAGTCGGAGTTGGGCTTGAAAGCTCACGAGGGGTGGCTGTTGTCCCAGCAATGTGGATACCCAAAACCGATTTTAGCTTTGATGACAAAGTTGATCGAGTTCGTTCTGTGGCTGGATTGGGCAAACTAGCTGACAGTGAAGAAGCGTTTGTGGTAACTAAATATGGCGCCGGGGACATGACCATGTATCTAAGAAGCCAAACGATTGGGTATTTCCTTTATTCAATGTTTGGTTCTTTGAGTACATCCGGGCCAACGGACAATGCTTATACTCACGCCTTTTCCATTTCAGAAGATAACCAGCACGAGAGTTTAACGCTGTATGTGAAAGACAAAAACAACACCGAGGCTTATAAGTTGGCGGTGGTTGACTCACTTGAGTTTTTGGCTTCCCTTGATGAACCAGTAACGGTTAATGTTTCCTTTCTTTCAAGAAAGGGAAATGTGTGGGCAAGCCAAACACCAAGCTATACTGACGAGTATATGTTTACCAAGAAGCACGTTAAAGTTAAGGTGGCGGCTGATATTGCCAGTTTGGGAGCGGCCTCAGCCTTATCACTTAAAAGTGCAAGACTGACGATTTCTCAAAACCCGGTTAGGCAAGATGTTTTGGGAACGGCAGAGCCGGAAGATATTTTAAACCAACAGCTTTCAGTTGAAGGCGAATTGGTTTTGGATTATGAAAGTTCTACTTGGAAGGATTACTTTACTGGCGGAACCGACAGGGCAATGGAAGTTAAGTTTGTGAACGAGGACGAAACGGTTGGCGGTGGCTCAACCAATCCCTCACTAACAATCCAAATGCCAAAGGTTGATTTCAACGCTTGGGATCCGGGCTATCCGCTTGACGAGTTGGCCATTCAAACCATATCCTTTAAGGGGAGTTATGACTTGGCAAATTCACAAAACATTATTAGCACTTGTGATTTGGTCAATGCTAAAACTTCCTATTAAGAAAGGGGGTGAACCATGGGTAAGTTTAAAATTGTCAAGCGATTAGGTCTTGATTTCCTTGGAAGCGAATGGAAGGAGTGTTTTTTATCCTTTACCGCCGTTACTTTTGCGGAAACTGAGTTATTGGCAAGGGCTGGGGTGAATAAAAAAGAAACAGCCCTCAGCAAGGCTGCCATGAAGCTATTAGAAGACCATTTTGTTTCTGGTGAAGCAATTGGTGAAGATGGTAAAAAAAGACCTGTTAGCAAAGAAGAGCTTGCAGATTTTCCACCCGATGTTATTGTTAAGGCTCTTCAATTACTTGCTGGTGAAACAGGCCCAAACGCCTAAAGGCTCTTAGGGAAATTATTGAAATAGCTGAGTACGGGCTTCCCAAGGAGCCGACAAAAGATCAAGAATGGGCTATTCATAAAATCAGGGAATATAATTACCGCAAGCTGTTTGGCTTGTCTAAAAGGGAAATGGTAGAAGAACCGCTTGACGATGTGATTGTTAATGAGGCAATCCATGGTTTTTTTGCTGACAAAGAAAGACGGATAGCAGAAAGAGAAAGAAAAAAGGCAGAACATGGCTATAGACGTTAAATTAATTATTTCGGCTGTTGACCGAGCTTCTGGAACCCTCAAAAAAGTGGGCGGGAGCTTAAGTGCTTTTAACAAACAGTCAAAAAACATTACTGCTCGCTTTAAGGATATCGGTAAAAATGCCGCCATTGCCACTGCTGGGATAGCAACTATTGGCGCTGGGGCGTATAAGCTGGCTTCTGATGCGGCTAAATTTGAGTCCATTCAAGATGCCTTTAGGGGAATGACCAAGGGCATGATTAAAGATCAAGATGCCTTTTTAAAAAAGGTTAAAGAGGCCTCAGCCGATACATTATCTTCACTTGATATTATGCGAGGCGGAACTAGAGCGCTTGCGTTAATTGGGAAGCAGAGTTTTACCAATTTTGGTGATGACTTTGCCAAGATGGCAATGCTTTCTAAAAAGGCGGCTAGAGCTACCGGTCAAGACGTCAACTTTATGTTTGACTCATTGATTTTAGGTGTGTCCCGTTCTTCAAAACTAATTTTAGACAACTTGGGAATTACCCTTGATATGGCTGAGGCTCAAAGTAAATATAAGGATGAAATTATGGCCACAACTGGTGCAACTGAAACGTCAGCCGAAAAATCATCATTGCTAAGGGTGGCCATGGAGGAGTTGGATAAAACTTATAAGGATGTTGAAGTGACGGCTGGCGGGTTGGCAGGTGCTCAGCAAAAAATGCGGGCAACCCTTGATGATTTAAAAATTGAAGTGGGCAAAGAGCTTCTTCCTGTTTTTAACGATTTAGTTAGAATGTTAATTCCACTGTTGAAAGAACACGTCCCCAAATTATCAAGAGCAATTTCTGAATTAATCAAGAAGTTTAGCGGCCTGCCGAAGCCAGTAAAAGTGATTATTTTGGGATTAGCAACTCTTTTGCCGCTAGTTACTGCTTTGGGAGCAATTGCAATTCCTGTCGGTGCGGCCATCTCTGCTTTGGGAACAATCATTGGGTTGCTTGCTTCACCGATTGGAATTGTTATTGCCGCCACTGCCGCTTTTATTGCCTCGATTAAAAGAATGATTGACAATCTAAGGCGATTTAAAGAGGAAGTAAAAAGAGTTATTGACAGCATTAAAAATATCATTAGTAGTTTTAGACCAAGGATTAAGATAGGTATTGAATTGCCGGACATTGCTGGTGCTTGGGAGAGTCTTAAACAGAGGGCGCACGATATTGGAGTTCCTGGCTTTCAAACTGGTGGTATTGTTCCCGGTTCACCAGCCCAAGCAAGATTGGCAGTGGTTCATGGTGGTGAGAGGGTTATTCCCCATGGTGGCGGCGGTGGGGTTGGCGGTGACGGGATAACGATTAATATCAACGCCGGGACTTTAATTTCAACCAGAACTGAAGTGAGAGAATTTGCTAAAATGATGTATGACGAACTGGCTAATTTAGCCAGAGCGCAAAGAAAGACAGTTGACGAGCTGATCAACTGGCAACCATAACATGGCCTATACACTGGGTGATATAACCTTACCAAGACCAGCGTCAATGCAAAGAATACCGATTGAAACCTCGGTTAAGCATACTACGCTCGACGGCACGCTTAAAAAAGACATTAGCGGTCGGAAGTGGCGATATGTCCTTTATTTCCAATACCTTACCCAAGCCCAAGTGTCAAGTATCCTCAGCGAGTATGACAAGAAGGAAGCGGTTGATTTTGCTGTTTCTGATGGAAGTTTAACTATCGCTTCTACTTCCGTTCATGTTGAAGTTCAAAGCAGGGGGTATGAAGTACCCGGCTCTGATTATCGGGAAAACTTTGTGCTTGTGCTTGAGGAGGTGAATGGGTAGTGCTTGGCTCTGGTGTTTCATCTTTGTCTATTTGGACTGCTTTTGATACCATCACTACTGCTGTTTCACGGGTTCTTAAATGGGTTTTAAAAATTTCTTGGCTAAGAAACAAAGATGAGAGTTTAACATTTGCCACAGTTGGTACTTCGGTGGTTGACGGCACTGACATTATTCAAGGGCAAGCAACTGATTTAACCAAGCCCGATTATTTTGCTTACGATGACGAGTCTGATTATGCCATGAGGCTGGAATATGAAAGGATTATTGAGGAGCCGTTGGGCGGTTTAGCTTTGGCTCAGGCTGATGTTGTTCTTGATAATGCCAATATGCGCTTTACGCCCGGCTATAGCCAAACAATCGGGACGGCTATTGAACCAAATCGACCAATGCAAATGTTTCTTGGTTTTGAAGTTCAAGGCCAAGATAAAACCATTCCGGTTTTTAAGGGATTAACTTGGCGACCGCAAGAAGATAAGAACAATCGGACAGTAACTATTCACGCCTTTGATTACATTCAGTTCATGAACACTTATCAACTTGAAAAGGCAATTTACACCGATCAGCGTTCTGATCAAATTATTGAAGATGTTTTGACAACCGTTGGTTACACTTCGAGCCAATATGTTTTAGATGAGGGGCTAAACACAATTGGTTTTGCTTGGTTTGATAAGGGTGAAACGGCTGGGGAGAGGATAAGAAAGATTTGTGAAGCCGAGGACGCTCATTTTTACCAAGATGAAAATGGGGTTTTGCGTTTTGAAAACCGACGGCACTATACTCAAGCACCTCACGGAACAACCCAATGGACGATCAATAAAGACGATATTCTTCAATGGGAAGAAGATAAAAATGTTGATATTGTCAACCGCTGTACAGTAATTGCCAAGCCAAGGGCAGTTCAGGATACCACTGAAATTTGGAAGGACGGCATTGTTGAAGAGCTTGAAAGGGGAGAGCAACTAATAATTTGGGCAAAATGGGAAGATCCAGTAACCTCTATTACCGATCCGGCGGCCACTACTGATTATGTGGCCAACACGGCCTCTGATGGTTCTGGAACTGATACTACTTCCGACATAACGGTTTCGGTAGATAAGTTTACCAAAACTGCCAAGCTAACAATCCAAAACAATGCTGGCATGAAAATCTATCTTACTAAGCTAAGATTAAGGGGTACTCCGGCAACAGTAACTTCAGAGATAATTCATATCTATCAGGATGATGACAGTATTGACAAGTATGAACGAAGGGAATTGGTAATAGAAAACGATTTTATTGATAGCGATGAGTTTGCCAG